TTCGCCCTGGCTGCCGGCTGACATCCGTCAATCCAGCGGGCTTATCACTCTGAAAGGTAATGACACAAAGATCTTCCTCTTGGGACAGCACTATCAATCAGCCGCCGGATCCAGGCATGGCCTGACGGCGTGGGATGAGCTGTGGACCTACGAAACAGAACTGCATTACAGGATGTGGGATGAGCTGACGCCTATCCCGACTGAGGACAACTCGATACGCCTCATCGTCACCTATGCCGGCTTCATGCCCGGCTCGCGCGGACGCGTCGACGAACGCAACCTTCTGTGGGATCTGTACTCGGACAACGTTGGTAGATTGCCCAACGGAGAAATGGAATGGCCGGAAGGCAAAGGCCAGCCCATCCCCGGGCTCGAGGATCTTCCCTGCTGGAGCAACGGATCCGTGTTCGTGTGCTGGATGCACGAACCCTGCCAACCCTGGCAGACACCGGAATACTACGCCGCCGAGAGACGCGAGCAGCGCGCAAGCGCCTATGTCCGCCAGCACGATAACCGATGGGTGTCCTCAACTGAGGAGTTCATCGACATGCACTGGTGGGACGCCGCTTGCTTGCTGCCAAGCCCGAAACAGCCCGACCGATCGGTGAGCCTGTCTATCGGGGTTGACTTCGCTCCGAAGGTTGACCGGGCCGCCGTCGTCGCAACCTACATGGACAAGCACGAGAATGTCTGCCAGGCGTTCCACAAGATCTGGCACGGCTCTCCCAACGAGCCTCTACATCCCGGGATCGTCGGCAACTACCTCATCGAGATCTTCACGCTCCACAAGATCAGGAACATGCGCTACGACCCGTATCAGTTCCTGGGGACGGCAATGAGCCTGACTGCCCTGGGCCTGCCTATGGAGGAGTGGACCTCCGGCGACCCGAACTACGTCGCAATGACCGAGGAGCTATACCGGCTCTTGAAGTATCATAGATTCAGGACTTACGCAGACGATGAGTGCCGCGAGCACATCGTCGCTACGGTCGTCGAACATAAGCCGACCGGAATGCGTATCTCTAAGGCCAAGGGTGGCAAAAATGACTTCGCTGTGGCGCTGGCGATGGCTGCCCACTACACCGTCATATCCGGCGGGGAGACCGTCAGAGAGCCGATGTTCATTGAGTCTCCGTTCGCTGATCTTACGGAGCTTCCCATGAGTGTCGAGCAGGCTGAAATGCAGCGGATCCTCCCGCGCGAACTGCGTGATCCTGGCATGGAAGAAATGTGGAGAGATTAGCGATGGAAGATGAGGGGAAGGCTCCCGAGATCACCGTCGATGGTATGCAGCGGGCGCCGGAGTACATCATGGCTCGCTGGAAACGTGCCAAGGAGGACTGCCAGCCGTGGCACAACAAGATCGCCATGTATCGGAAGCTCTACGACAACAAGCACTACAGCAGTGAACCCAAGGCCGGCGAGCGCAGGATCAACCTGCCGGAGTATCAGAACGTCGTCGACCTGGCAGTCGGCATCCTGGGATCCAAGCCGGTAGAGTTCCGCGCCTATGGGTTCACGCCGGGCGAAGCGGAGCAGAACCAGGGGAGCCGCGTTGAGAAGCTGCTCCAGGCGTGCATGTACGTCAACGGCGTCCGCCAGGAAATCGACATCCAAAAGACCCTGCTCAAGATGTTCGTCCGCGACACTGTTGGCTGCCTGCGGACTGTGTGGGACAACGAGTACGCCGATGAGTACATGGAGGAACAGGGCTACTCGGACGTTCCCATCCGGTGGCAGGTCGTCGATGCGATGAATGTCTATCCGGTGCCCGGTGGCAAGAATCGCTGGCTGTGCATATTCCACGCTGTCGAGAGATCTATCGCTGATGTGGAAGCAGCAGAGAACATCAGCATTCCTGCGTTCAACAAGATGTCGAAAGAGGAGAAGGAGCGCACCAAGCATCAGTGGCTGGACTATTGGGAGTTCGCCAAGGCCAAGGTCGAGGAGCTTGACGACGACGACAATGTCTTGAGTGAGCATGATAGCGTCGTTGTTCGTAACGCAACTATTTACGCTGACTACTTGATTGACCCTCTTGAAGTGAAGGAGGGCTATCACGACTTGACCTACACCATCTTCTTCTATGACCCGACACCAGAGAATGATCCCAAGTTGTGGGGCAAGGGGATCCTGACTGCACTCATGGAGCTGGTGCCGCATTTGGAGACGCGCTTCAACCGGCAGACGCGGCTGGTGGATCTCTACGCCTCGCAGAACATGGTGTCCAAGACTGCTGATGCGCGCAAGATCAGGACAGACCCGGCCTTGGGCAAGATTGTTCCGTTGGGGCTCAACGAGGATCTCGGATGGCCTCAGTGGCCAGGAACGCCTCCTGACGTGACACAGCAGATTGCCTTCCTGCAGGGTGCGATCCAACAGTCGAGCTTCCCCCAGGCGCTCTATGGGCAAGGCGTTTCGACAATGGCCGGTTACGCGATCTCGCAGCTTGTGTCGACAGGACAGATCAGGCTGGTCACGCCAGGCGCACAGTTGGGGCTGGCGTGGACGATCGTTGCTAACAAGACGATGGCCCTTCTGCGCGAGTTCGCTGAGGCACCGATCATATGCTACGGCGTCCATGAGGGAAACCGCTTCCAGGAAACAGTGTCGGTAGAGGATGCGGTCGGCCTGCGCGTGGACGCTGATGTCATGTCCACTTTCCCCGGCGAGGATGTGCAGTCTGTGGCGATGGCTACCCAGGCTACGCCACACCTGTCGCATTCGACGATCCTCGAGCGGTACTATCATATCCAGCAGCCGAATGACGAAATCCGGCGTATGGAGATTGAGCAGGTTCGCAAGAACCCGGCGATGCTGGAGATCGTGATGATGGAGTACCTCAAGGAATTGGCAGCCGAAGAGGCCGAAAATAAGGATAGTTCTCCGAAGATCTATGGTGCTCTCCTGCAACGCTACATGAGCCAGGGGATGCCAGGCAAGCCTGGCCGCCCGGGAGAACCACCCAACCCGATGCAGCCAATGGGTCTGCAGTCGCCCACCGGACAGCCGGTTCCGGGCGCCACTGGCGAGGAGCCTTACGGCCAGGAGCAGACACAGGGCCTTGAGGATCTTGTGACGTATACTCCATCACTGACGGGAGGCTTTGGCGGATGAGCGGAAAGTCACGCACCAGCGTCAAGGAAGCCATGACGGATATGCGCGAGTCGGTTCGCATGGCACACAAGGGTCTTAGCCAGAGTGTCATGGGTCCAGCGAAGGATCCTGATAAGCAGTTCTTCGAAGGTTTGTCGGATGACGACCTGGGTCGTCTTCGCAGGGTTTTCGGGGAGGCCGAAGTCGATCGTTACATTCAGGCGATGACGGGAGGCTGATATGAAGGACCAAGGCGGCGGCGGCAAGACATCCACCAAGAAGGCTGGTGGGACGGCTTCTGTCAATGCAGGGCGAAGTCGATCGGCGGGGTCAACTTCCGCGGCCACTACCAAGACTACGACGACCAAGTCGTCTCTGACTGGCGGCCTTGGCGTTGCCGGCGCCGGTGGAGCGAACAAGCCTGGCGTCGACCGGGGCACTTTGACGCCGGAAAAGTCGAAGCCGCCGAAAACCGCAACGGAGATGCTCGCCGGACGCTCCGGCGGAACTGATAGCTTCCTGGGCACAGCCGGATCCGACTACCGCAACATGATGGACTGGGCTGTTAGCCGGGGCAACTTCCCTGGCCAGATTACCAACCAGGAGCTTCCCTATCTGCTCAGTCGTGGCACGCCAAGCACGCTGGACAAGCTGGCCGGCAAGTACGTCGAGACGGAGTGGGGTCTCATCCTTCCGGGATCCGGCATCGGGAACAAGCTCGGCGTCACCATGCCTGGGGCCGGCGGCGCACCGCTGCTTGTGCCGCCGACGCTGCCTTCATCGGGTGGTGGAGAAACGAAGTACGAGTGGTCCGAGGGCAAGTACCAACTCGCCGGAGGCAAGCCTCCCGAGTGGTGGGTAGCCATGACGCCGGACAAGGTCGACGAGAAATCGTCCTACGCCATGATGATGAACTCCATGATCCCCTACATGTCTCCAGAGGATCAGGTGCGTGCAGCTCATTCGCTGTACATGTTCGATCCCAATGGCTTCTCGAGGTATAAGAGCGGCAAGATCCCCGAGGCGCGCACGCGCAGCGAGGAGGAGCAGTTCTACCGCGGCCTCATGGGCCTCGGCGTAGCGGGCGCAGCGCCAGGCGGCGGCGCCGGGCGATCGCCTAACTACGTCGGCATGAACGAGTACGATCTCAACGCCGAAATGCGCAAGTACATGACCTCGCAGCAGCGAGCGACGGATGCTATCCAGACTCTCAGCAACATGCGCGAAGCAACGACCAAGGCCAGGGAACCGCTTGGCCCTGGGTACACGATGCTGCAGACGCTTCTTGGATCCTTCGAGGGCGCCGGAGCGAAGGAGCAGTCCCAGGGCGTCACCCGGCGTGACTATTCCAGTCTTCTTGGTTCTCTGGATCCAACCCTGGCAGCCACACAGGGCGGTGAGCTTGCCGGCTATGGCGGACTGGCGCAGATGCTGTCGCAGCCCTACGCCTCCGCCGGGCAGATCACGCCGATGTCTCAACTGGCTGGCCGGAACATCTTTGGCCAACAGAATCAAAGGTTCTTCTAAGCGGGAGGATGCAATGCGGTTATATGAGTTTGTGCACTTGTCCAATGCTTCGCCACGCGATGCGATCGAACTCAACAAGCACATGGCCGGCGGAGCCAGCGACATCAGGATCGAGACGGCATTCCAGTACGGCCCAAGGATCGTGGTGATCACGTCGAAGGAAGTCGACGAAATGCCGGATGACGTTCTGAATGCGATGGGTGTTCCTCGAGCAACCGTCGCCCTCGAGCTGGCTCCTGAGGTTCTACCCGACGAGGCCTGACCTGTGCCTGATTTCTGGAAAGACGACGCCTACAAGAAGCTGTTGGCGGAGCCTGATTCGCCTAAGACATCGAAGAAGTCGGGCTCTGTGTCGAAGGCTGCCCTGCCCTATGCGCCGCCGGCGAACGATACGCTGGCGAACGCGTTGACCATCAGGGCCAACCCGACGATCGAACAGAAGTACAAGAAGCTGCTCGTTCCTTTCAGTTCTCAAGCCAGTCAGCAACGCTTCGCTGCAGACGATCTTGTTGTCCCAGGGACGCCGCCGCCCCAACCGGCATCACCGGCGCAACCGTTTCCTTTGCGGAACCTGGGCGCTGTCGGCGCCCCTGGGAGTCTGCGGGCTCCTTCACCGTTCGCCCCCTATGGAACCTATGAGGATACCGAGCTTGGCATGACCGTCGCCAAGGAGCCGGATCCTTTCGCTTTACTGCTCAGCCGGCCAGCGCCGCGACCGGGACCACACATCACCGGCTATGACTTCGGGATCGGTGAGTGGATGGCTGGCGTACAGGAGTTTTTCAATCAGGAGGGGAAGGCCCTCGATCGCTTCAACGAGCGCGTGGCAGCCGGACAGCCCGGCCTGGCGCTTGGCGGCCTAATGCGCCCGCTCGAGGAGTTTTATGTAAGCATGTATGGCAAGGGTAAGCAGGACAAGCGTGTGTGGGGCGTTGAAGCGGATCCAGATACCGGCGCCATGCTTGTTGTTCCACGCGACATCCGCGAGTCATCCGTCGCAGGCAAGCTATTCAGCACGTCCTGGCTGTATCCAAAGGGCAAGTGGGGCAAGTGGCGCCAGGACAACCCGGCGCTGGACCTGTTCTCTGGCAGCCTGTCCTTCCTCAAGATGATCCTCGACAGCGGATGGAACATCACTGTCAATGGCTTCTGGCCTTCTCTCGTATGGCGCGATGCTCCCTATCTGACACCCTATCGGGCATGGAGAGCCAACCTCGCGTACATCGCTGACAAGTATCCCACCGGGAACAAGTGGGGCAGGACCGGAGTCAACACGAGCCTTCACACGCTCGGGACGGAGCAGAAGGAACTCATCACTCCTGGCCGGATGATTGCGATGACCTTCCAGGATATGTGGAAGCCTTACCTCGCAGCGATCGAAGCCGGGAAGTATTCCTACGAGGAGGAGCTTGTTCCTGCCTGGCAGAAGCTCTTGTCTGCTGGCGAAGATGTCCGCCAGAAAATGAAGGCCGACGCAATCCTGGAATACGGCGTGGGGCCTGAGGCGGATGCGGCTAGGGAAGCGTTCATATCCGCGGCTGTCGCAAGACGCCGCATCGACCCGCTCATCGCCCGTGGCGTCGGCAAGATGACTGAGGCTGCCCTGGCGCCGATGTTCTCTGCCCGCGGACCTCACCCGTATGACGATCAGGTCGCCTACGCCGATTCGGTTCGTGACGTTGATCGTCGGTCGGTGCAGCGTGGTGCAGAGACATACACGAGTGGCTGGAAAGACCTGATGACCGGCCTTTCCAGGGAGTTCGTGACCTCGACGGGCATTGATCCAAGCTACTCGTATACCTGGTCGATTGACCCGGTAGCGGAACAAGCCTACTACCGCGAGCGAGATCTCATCGCGGCGCAGATGGGCCGCTTGCTGACGCCGAGCGAAGAGTACCGCTTGAAGATGGGCTTCGAGGATCCAGCGATCGAAATGCTCGGTGAGGTCTTTCTTGATCTGTCCTGGGCAGTCCCTCAGAAGATTTGGGACACAGCCTTCCGTGTGGCGATGATCCCACTGCGCGGACTAGCCAAGGTCGGTTGGCGCGGAGCCCGGGCCGTTGGCATGGGGTCATTCGTGAGTTGGCTCGGCAGGGAAACGACGATGTCTACTGCTCGTCGGTTTAGCTTCCGCGCGGCTGAGGTCTTTGGCGTTATCAGCCAGAACGTCGACAACGTTGACGGCGTGATCCAGGCGACAGAGAGATATGTCGAGGGAGCATTCAGGTCGATCCCTGCCGTGGGCCAGCGTCAGATCCGCATGGGCGCAGAACTAGCGGACGTTGTCGATATGAAGCAGTGGGCCACGATGGTCGACGACTCCATCGAGGAAGTGACAGAGATCATCCAGAAGCAAGCTCTCGATGCAGGTATGCCTGCCGCAGAAGCCGTCAAGCTGAGGCCGACCAAGGGGCAGGTCGTCAATGAGGTTGCGGACAAGTTCCAGGCTGCTTATCTGCGCGCGGTTGAGGAGAAGCTCGGAACACGCGTGGAGACGGTTCTTGCAACGAAGGTCGGGCCTGCGGTGGATACCTTGCGTGGCGCGTGGATCGAGAGTGTCCTGGCTGCCCGGCCTGCGTGGACAGCGATCAACGCGATGGATACCTGGTTCCGGGCTATGCTCTACGGGGTCAATCCACTCATGTCTGTGGATGAGATCCTCGCCACGACCAGAATCCCTCGGTCTATCTTTGAGCGGTTCCCGGTCGTTGAAGCGAAGGGAGAAATGGCCCTCGGCTCGAAGATGCCGAGGTTCGGGCCGTTCGGCTTCATGTGGCAGCGCCACAAGGGATCTGTGTTTCAGCAGATGCCGTGGCCGATCGGGGAGCAGGGATGGTCTAAGTTCCCGAAGGCGTATGCCGAGAATCACCCAATGGCCTCGGCGTTCGCAGATGGTCTTGGCTGGAAGCATTGGGGCGTCAGAACTCGCGAGACGCTCAACCTCGGGAATTGGGCTGCCGGCTGGAAGATGTACAACACGCAGCTCGAGTTCGCTGTCGCTGTCAGGTTGTATGCGACCCGCTACTGGAAGAACTACAGTGCCCTGTCCAAGCTCGGCGCAGCGAATCTCGTTGACGTGATCGACGATCCGGCCATGCGTGGGCTTGCCAGCATGATTTGGAATATGTCGGGCGATAACCCGGCTGTGCTGGAGACCCTGGCTGCCGAGGCGCTTCTCGGAGAAGGGATCCGTAGCAGGCCGTTCGCAACGCTGTTCGGCGGAGCAGACCTCAATCGGATGTTCCGCAACTTCACGCCGGAGCAGCGCGAGGTCCTGCGCGTCAAGCTCTACGAGGGGATGCGCGAGCGGATCAAGAGAGACAGGGGCCTGACGCCGGATAGTGCGGCTGAGGTTGTACAGTCGCTGCGCGATGACTTCGTGGCTGATTGGGCTGCTCATAACAAGGGCATCAACGCCGACGACTACATCCGTGGCAAGGGAACTGTCGAGCCGGCTGCCGGCCCGCCGGCTGCGGCTGGCCTGACCGACATCGGTGGTGGCGAGCTTGATCAGGTTGCGCATCAGACGGAAGTAGATATAGACAAACTCAGATCCAAACTGCGCAAGTCATGGAGCAACCTGACAGACGAAGACATCGAGCAGGTGATCGCGGAAGCCATTGAAAGGGAGGTAAAGCCAGGAGCTGCATTCGATGATGCTGACGTTCTCGCCGCCAAGAGATCCAAGGATAAGGCGATGAGGGCAGAGATCGAGAAAGGCCACGCTGAGGAAACGGCGAAGCTGACGCAACGCTTCGGGTCGCTTCCTACTGAGGTAAACGGCAGGCCGGTCGCTGGCTACTGGATCATCGAAGAAACAGATGCTGGTGTCGTTGTCGGGGTGTCGTGGTCTCCAACAAAGGACTACGAGTGGGGCTTCACGATCAAGCCTGGCGAGACCTTCGATGAGGCTCTGTCTCGGGCAAACGACGCGTACGCGGACATGATCGCCAAAACGAGATCAGGGGGTGTTGGCACTGTAGAACCTACTGGAAGTCGCCTAACAACCACTGATGTCCGTATCTCAACGCAGGAGGGTGTGTTCGAGTACACCTACGAGGAAGCTGTTGCACGCCGGGACGATCTGAGCAGGTGGCTGACCGAGGGCGGAACAGAGGGACTGCCGGATGCAGAGAGGCATCTTGCTGCCGATGAGTTGAAGGCGTTGGACCGCGCGCTTGGCGCGCAGACCGTTGTCCCGCCGGCGAGCGCAATCAGTCCGCAGGCTGTGCCTGGCATTCCTGGGAACTTTGTCGCCGGCGGCGCCGGGAACACGGCTGCTGAGATCGCGTCGTGGACAAGCGATGAGTACATTGCCTCGCTTGTGGGGCGGACACGCCAGCTTGCCCATGAGTTGCAGGTTGTAGCCCCGGCTGATGCCTCAGGGATCGAGCGCGAGCTCTATTGGCTTGGAGAGGAGATTGATTGGATCCGCACCCGGGCCGACGAGCTTGGCGTTCCGTGGGAACTGCGGCGCACGTTCGAGGCAGGGCCTGATCCGGTTCTTCCGGGAGACCTTGTCTACTACATGGAGCCACTCGACGACGTTCTCGAAATCGGCGTTGTCGATAGCGTGATGGGCAATACTGCCGTGATGAGCAACAACGACGTAGTGCCTGTGCATCGCATTGGCCCACACGTCACGGATCCATATAAGTTTTCCGACACGCCGGTTCTCGCGCCGCGTCCTGTCTCTCGCCCGGCACCCAGGCCGGCTGAGGCATCGCCTATCGACAACCTCATGGATCAGGGGATGTCCGAGGTCGACGCAACCAAGACTGTCGCCCGGGAAGAAGCAGACGCTGTGCGCCCGCCCGATACTGCCCCGATCAGCGAGGCGGATCAGGTCGGCAAGGTGACAACGGACTATGGCGATCGGTCTGTTGAAGGTCCCAAGCCGAAGCCTGTCCGGGATCCAACGACCAGGGAAGGTCGCCAGAAGATCATCGACGATCTTGACGAGGAGATCGAAGCGATCGAGAGGACCAAGAGCCCCGAAGCGCAGGAAGCATACCGCAAGGGCAAGGAAGCTCGCGCGGCGATGGCTGCCCTGCAGGAGGAGACATCCAAGCACGCGATCGGCTTCGAGGCTTCGCCGGAATACTGGACGCTGTGGGATGACCTATCGCGAATGCGTGAGGCGCTCAACAAGTTCCGGGCGACTGTGTACCCGGGGCCAGCGCACATGCGCTCTGCTCCGATGGCCTGGAAGAAGTATTACCTGTGGAGCCAGGTCGTCTACGAGAACCAACTGGCCTACACCAATGAAATGCTCGCCGCGCTCAAGGACGGACGCGCGCGCTTCTACAAGCGCATGAGCCCTGACGAGTTCCTGCAGAAGATCGGCGGCCTGGATCTCGTCTACGACGAGCGAGGCATCCTGATCTCGTGGACCGATCGTAGCGGCACGTTCCGCAGGACGCCGTACACTGTCCGCAAAGGCCTCGATGAGTTTCAAGCCATGATGGTCGGTCCCAATGCTCCGACCGGGACCAAGATGGCGGATCCCTTCTTCGGCAGGCCGGCGCCGCCTATCCCTCCGGCTGCCGCTGCCCCGCCCCCGGCTGCAGCGCCGACGCCTCCGCCGGCTGCTCCGCCACCTGCCGCTGCGCCACCGCCGGCTGCCGCTGCACCACCGCCTCCGGCTGCGCAAGCGCCTCCAGCTCGCCCGGCGGCGCCGGCACCCCTCGAGCCGGCTATCCCGCCTCCCGGCGGCCCACAGACGGCAGCGCCTCAGGCCCGACCGCCAAGCCCGCCGCCGCCCGAGGTCAGGGCTGGCGCGGGTGTACCGACGGACCTTCCTCTGACTGACATCCGAACGGATCCGAGGTTCCAGCCGCGCGATTCGTCAGGACAACTCATGCAGGTGAACGCGGCGCGCGTTGAGGTCATGGGAGACAACTGGGACTGGAAGATCTACGACCCAATCAAAGTCAATCGCATCGGCCCGGATGCTGCTTCCTATGGCAAGGGCTTTGAGCCAGGTCAGTACCTTATTCTCAGTGGACATCACCGCTTCGGTGCTGCGCACCGCGCCAATCTGCAGACACTTCCTGTCATGCTATTCGATCTTCCGTTCGCTGATGCCCTGCGCGTTGCCGAACTGTCCAACGTGATCAGCGCGGAAATGACACCCTGGGAGAAGGGGTCTATGCTTCTCCGCAGATTGAAGAATGGAGAGACAGAGACTGACCTAGCCCGCGGCATGTACCAGGATCCGAATAAGGCCGGCGTGGTAGCTCGCTACATCAGTCTCACCGATCTAGCCCCGGGCGTTGGCCGGCAGGTTGGCACTGCATCGTGGTTTGGCGAGAGCCACGGTTTCGTTCTGGCCGAAGCAGTGCGCAAGTTCGGGATCAATCCCGAGTTCCAGCAGCAGATCGTTACGAAGTACATGGCGGAGTACCAGCCGTCACCGCAGCAACTCAAGCAGTTCCTCGAGACGTTCGGGCCGAAGATCCAGCGCGATGTGCAGATGGGCCTGTTCGCGATGGATGAGAGCTGGCTGTCTGAGTTTGCCAAGGCACAGCAGCAGGTCAAGGCACTCAAGAGCAAACAAACAACCGCCACGCGCGTTCTCAACGATCCCGAGCTTGCAAAGCAGATGGGTGTTAGCGACGAGACGCTCAAGGGGATTGTCAACGACCTCAAGGAACAGCAGGCAGAACTACGCCGCCTGTCCGGGCTGGATCCGCTCAAGCCGGCGCAGGTGCAAGAGGCTGATCTCGCCAAGGTTGCCACGCCGCCCGACGAGGCGGAGGTAGCGTTGCGCCAGCAGGCTTCCGATCGTAGAGTAGAACAGGAGATACGCCATGCCCCCGAACCGGATGCAGGCTTTGTTGAAGTTGCGCCCGCAGAGCCGCCCAAGCCCGTCGACTCCGCCCCCTCCGTCGCGGCAAGTAGACCCGCCGGAGTGGAAGGGGCTGGACCTGAACCCGGCGTACTTCGGCCCGAGGGACGACCGCTACCTGGCGGATCAACTCCCGCGAATGCCGGGGGTGGACACGCTCCGGCAGTCCGGTCCTCCGACGGGATTACCACGATCGCCGCGGACAATCTCCCAAATCCGGGCGAGTATGTCACACCTTCCTACCTATCCGAAGCCCGAAAGCGAGCCGTCTCCGCCCAAGCCCGAAGAGGACTGAAAGGCGCCGAAGCCGAAGAAAAGGCGATCGCCTTCTTCGAACATCAGGTCGACAACGCCAACCGCGCTATGACGGCGTTCGACTCGCGCAAAGCCTTCTTCATCGGTGACGCTCCGGGTACAGGCAAGACCTACAGTGGCGCGCTGGTCATTGATCAGATGATCGAGCGCGGGGCAAAGCGGATCCTTCTCGTCGCTCCAAGCGATACGCTCCTGCGCCAGTGGACTGACGTACTGGAGCAGCTTGGCTTGTCTGTTCGCGTATTCAAGCAGAGCGGCGGGATCCCGGCAGTTGCCGAGCTTCCGGGCAAGCGCGGAGCTGTTTGGGCAACCACCTACAGCAGCATGAACCATTGGTCCAGCAAGAGCAGTCTCGGAGCCATGCTTGGGAATCAACCGCTTGATCTTCTGATCCTCGATGAGGCGCAGGCTCTCAAGAACGCCTACAGTGGCGTGTCAACGGCGCTTGCTGGCGTCGATCTGCAGCGCCAGGCCAACAAGGTTCTATTCACGTCAGCGACGGGAATGGAGTCCCCGCTTCACTATGCGTACATGGCGGAGTCTCTCGGCATTGCTACTTTCGATGAAGCCATGCAGTCGTTGGACATCTACAGCGAAATGGTCACGCGTGACTTCGGTGGCCGCCAGGTGAAGCGAGAGGAATGGCGTGGTGTTACGCCAGGCAAGCTGGCTGAACTGAACGAAATGCTCATCGAGAACGGCGCCTATATCCGCCACGAAATGTCCTACCTCGGCAACTACAACAAGGAGACGGGCCAGCTCCTGCAGGCTTACGTTGCTGCTGTTCCTGTCCCCGTCCAGGGCAGCTACTCGGAAATGTACGACAAGTTCAATGCCTTGGTGCGCGAGCTCAAGAAGCGGTACAAGAAGAATCCGAACGCAGTGATGGTGCTCGAGGCGCAACGTGTTGGGGTAGGGCGGTCGATCCTTGAGCAGATGAAGGTAGATCAGGCAATCGACATCGCCAAGGCAAAGCTGGCCGAAGGCGAGAGCGTGGCTATCTTCTCGTGGCGCAGAGAGGGCACCGAGATCGAGGATCTCCAGCAGGCTCTCAAGGACTACAGGAGCGGCAAGCGTGAGTTGGCCAAGGGATCAGTTATGCCGGTGCTGGCGCAAGGCATGATTGACCAAAACATCGCCTTCACCGGGCCTGTCGCAAGACTGGTCGAGGCGTTCCCGGATGCAGCCGTCATTACTGGAGCCGTTGCCGGTCCTGAGCGCGAGCGGATGATCAAGCTGTTCCAGACCGGCAAGGCGCGCGTGGCCATCATCACAACCGGCGCCGGAGGCGTTGGCCTTTCCCTGCATGACATCATCGGCCAGTTCCCCAGGACACAAATCATCCTGACCATGCCTTACTCGGCTATGTCGATGGATCAGGTGGCCGGGCGCTGCTTCCGCATGGGAAGCCAGTCGAACGCGCAGGTGTTCTGGCTGTATGCCGACGCTCCGATGGAGCAAAAGTACGTTTCGCAAACGCTGCGCAGATCACAGGACATGGGTGCGCTCATCGGCGGGCCGGAGAAGGTGGCCGACGACACAGCCATGATCGACTTCAACTTCGCCATCGAGGGCGAAGGCAAGGCGACGGACTGGCTTCCCTTTACCCTGGGCGAAGTGGATCCGCTCGCTCCGCAGAAGTACGACTACTCGCAGTGGACCACGCCGCCGTGGAAGAAGCCCGGTTGGGAACCGCAGTACCGACCGGAGTTCCAGGAGCCCAAGCCGACCGGCCTTCCGCCGGAGCAGCCTGTGATCGTGCCTCCGCCGGCGGCGCCTGGCGGCCTGACGCCGGAGGGCGGGATTGTCTTTGGCAAGGCGCAAATCGACATCACCAAGCTGCAGGAGAACCTCGACGCCGGGCTGCCGATGGCAGAAGCCAGGGAGGCGGCACGCGTTGCTGCTGAGGCTCCGGTTCCTCAAGTCGCGGCCATTCCTCTTGAGAGCGAGATCAAGTGGACTCCGTCGACCAAGAGCGGCAGGCAGTACGGATCCTATCGCGGCAGGCAGGTCATCAGACAGCCGGCGGAGCCGGGCGGCACAAGCTACCTCCAGATTGGCGACGGTGGAGGCGCGACGGTTGCCGGCAAGTTCGAGGATGATGCCGAGGCCATGCGTGCGATCGACCGCATGATCGGCGGCAAGGCTCCTGTTGTCGAGAGCTACTTCGACCTTGAGGAGGATGTTCGTCTCGTGTGGCAGTCGAAGGTTAGGGCGGACAAGCAGCTTCGCGAGGCACAGGCGACGAATGCTCTCGGCTCAACGCTGCAGGATCTCAACCGCAACGCCAAGGCTTCCGGCATGAGGCTGTCTGCCATACTCAAGCGGGAGGGCATGACCGCCGACGAAATGCGCCAGCTCATGGCCAGAAGCGTCAAGGTTGGCGACGTTGTCGAGATCCGCGATCCGCTTGCAACTGTGAGTAAGGGCGCTGGTGGCGGGGTGTGGCAGGAAGGAACGGTCGTTCAGATCACGGACGACTTCATCGTTGTCGAGTCTCCTGGCCAGAGACTCAGTTTCAGCCGCGACGATGTCCATGTTCGGTCGATCTATCGAGCCGAGGTACCGCCGGCGGCGCCTGGTCCTGTCGCTGCTTCTGCAACGGCAGTCGATGATCTGTCGAGTGAGTTCTTGGGCAAAGGCGACGACTATTGGGGTGTGAACTACAGCCCCGAGGGAGAAAGCTCATTCAGCGGCACGTCGTACAGCGGCACACAATGCACTGGCTTTGCGTGCGAAGTGCGAAAGAGAGTCGGCCCTGAGCGTGGCAAGATCTACGGCTTCTCCGCAGAGGACAATCCGAAAGCTGGTGTCATCAGTCTTGGCGTGACCGGCCACGACTTTGCAGTGGTCGACGATCGCTACATTGTGGATCCCTGGCTGGTGGAGGTTGAGACAGGGAACATCACGACCAGCACAGGACAGAAGATCGAGCTTGGCGGTAAGGGCGTGTTCGACATGGAGACTGAGGCCGAGCTTGTTGAGCAGATCTATGGGCCTCGCGAGAACTGGACGCGCAACGTGCAGGCGGAGCAGGCGGGCATTCCGCCAGAGCCTTTGCCCATCGCCGGCCCGCACCCGACGATCGTCAAGACGCCGGCGGGAGATCAGTTCGACATGTTCGGGCAGTCGATCCCGGCAGATGCGGGAGTGGATCTAACTCTCTCTGAGGACCAGGTGTGGCGCTGGCAGGCCGAGGCCAAGCGCGCCGGCTGGAGAGACAAGTACGGGGACCTGGCTGACGATCCTGCAGCTCTCTACCGCGAGCTCAGGAAGGACCGGGACAACATCGTCCGGGCTCTCAAGAACGCCGGCGTCTCCGACACTGCAGCGGCACAGCAGGCATCCGAGACGGTCGACGCAGTGCTGCTCAAGATCGAGAGCATCGTTGGCGACATCCGCAGGACAACGTGGGCGCAGGGCGGGATCTTCGGCGCCGGGGTCATCCCATTCACAGTACCCGACTGGATGAAGCCGCGTGGCCGCCGCACGATCAACGAGGCCAACGAACGGATCCTGGCACAGTTCCACGACGCCATGCGCGCCTTCGATGAGCTTGAGGTTGCTGTCCGTGTGAGCCCGGCCACCGTCACGCTGACGGAGGAACAGCGGAAGATCCTGACTGATTGGGCTGTGCGCGCCCGCGAGGCCAAGGCAGAGATCCGTGATGTGGCGCAGTCCGGCGGCGAATACCTCGGCATGAAGATGCGAGGCGCCGAAGACGAGACCCTCGAGATCGCCCTAGACTACTCGAAGGAAACCAATCTCGACGCTCTCATGCGCGTTCCGATCCCGTTCTGGAAGTTCCCGGCGCGCAGCATCCCCTTCTGGCTCAAGGCGACAGCGACCCATCCTGAGATCCTCGCCTTCTGGATGAAGTACAACGCGATGAGCAACCGCTACGCGATCCAGAACCGGGCGGTCAACTCCAAGGGCATTCCGCTATCCAGGCTCGAGGGCTTCATCCCGATCGCGGGCAGCGATCTGTGGTGGAACCCGCTGGCGCCGCTCTCGGTGCGCTATGCCCTGCCGGACGAGGACATCGACTTCGGTGATGAGCCGGAATGGACTCCGTTGCAGCAGGTGACGAACCATGTCTACAAGGCTGTCCAGGATCTCAGCTTCGGCATGGGTCCGTGGACGATGGAAGTGCTCTACCAAACGAAGCTGATCGACGAGACCCGCTTTCCGCGCAAGTCTCTGATCCCGTTTGCTGATCTTGTTCCGCCGTGGACGCAGCGGGCGCTGCTGCAGGCGATGCGCAAGGTCGGCTTCCCTGTTGCCAGAGACATGTGGACACCTGAGGTTAGCTGGAAGGACTTTCTCGTCGAGCGCCAGGTGCTGGAGGATTGTGTTGAGACTGTGACCAATGCTCCTGGGCACGAGAAGGTCCCTGTTGCCCTGGCTTGTCGGGAAGCGATTGAGCAGCGCGAGGAGAGCCAGCTCTACCGGGATGCAAGGCAGAAGGTTGAGGCCGGCGAATACTGGCCTCGCGTGATGGGTTTCATCACAGGCTTCTACGCCAAGCCGTTCACCGACGGGGAAGCAGAACTCTATCGCGTGCGGAACCAAAGCAACTTCCTGTATGACATGATCAACGACGAGGTCGGAGCGGAGATCTTCAAGCAGAAGCCGGATCCGCAGGCCCGGGAGCAGGATTACTACGACTATCGCTACGACACTGGCGAAGGCAACATCTACGGATCCTACGGCATCATCGGATGGACGCGCACGCCGACCGAGGGCCAACTGAACGGCGAGGAGCGACGGCAGTACATCGCCAAGCAGTTCGATATCGACAAGCAGAGCGATGCCAAGTTCGCGGCGCGGGAGAAGGCGCGCATGGAAGGCGAGCTTGCCCTCGGCGCGCTTCCAATCGGGACGCCGTGGGAACTCAAGGAAGCGATCTTTGCCAAGTGGCATACGGCGAACTCGATTGCTGACCAGCAGTACCCGATGGCCCGCACGCCTTGGACCTCCGTCGGCGCCAAGTCTCAGGAGACGCTGACGGAACACCTGTACGACCTGTGGTGGTCAGCGATCAAGGGCAGCCGGCCACGCTACGATCCTGACACGGAGACCTACGTCGAGTACAAGAAGCGCCTGGCGGAGTGGGAGAAGGATCTGCCCAACATTGCCGGCACCGCGATGGCGCCGTTCATGCGTGAGATCGCCATTGTTCCTAAGCCGACGCTCATCCCTGACCTGGTCAGCATGACCACGCCGGAGAACCTGCGCAAGTGGGACATGGCCAACGACACCATCCTCGATGCGATGGAACGCGTGTGGGAGGAGCAGTATTGGGGCAAGTATTGGGAGAGCATCGAAGGCCTCGAGGGCTACGAGCGAGACCTGGCAGATATGAAGTTCAAGATGCAGTGGCCTTACGCACCAAGCGAGGAAACGGTTGTGCGTTGGGTCATCGCTGAGTACGGCAACAAGTGGACGACGGAGCAGATCCGTGCCGAGTACAAGAGAGGCAACGGCGCGCTGACTGTCAAGGAGCGCCTGAGTGTTGGTGACACTGATCTGGATAAGCAGGCAGATCATGTATTCAACTGGCTGGCATGGGTCGGGCCAAGCAAGAAGGCGCTGCGCCAGGCGATCGAGGATCAGGGTGGGGATCCCGACTGGATCGACATGTGGTACGGGACCAACGGGAAGCCGGCTGCCTGGCGTGAGGAGGAGTGGGCCGCGTTCTACAGCGCGATGGCATCGGCGGCGGCGACGCTCAATCTCAAGCAGCCGAGCATCGCAACGCTCGAGGAGTGGACGGTCGTCCAGAAGATCAACGATGAGTACACCACGACCGCCGAGACGATGTTCGGAGAGAACATTTGGAACATCAGCGCGATCTACTCGGGTCTGCCGATGTCGAAGCGCAGTGAGTATCGGGTCGAGCATCCTGAGCTTCCGGCCTTTTGGGACTTCCGTGAGGTTTGGGCATCCGGGCATCCGCTGTGGGCGAAATACTACATGGCCGAGGGAGCCAAGACCTCGTCGGGTGGCGGCGGCAGCGGCGGGTACGGTGGTGGAAGCCGGTCGACGGGCGGATCCAGCGCGGCTGCAGCCAAGCAAGCTGTCGGCTACGCGGGCATGGGTCCGCCGGCGGCGGAGCGATCGACCTTGGACGTGCGTCAACTCATGGCGCCTGGGAAGCTCGGCAGAGGACGCTACGGCAAGCTGGCATCCTGGCCTACGGGCCTGATGAAGAAGGTATCGCCCAAGACGGCGGCAGATGTGGCCAAGTCGCTGACCAAGGGAACTACAGTTTCGCCAGCGAGTTTCAGTGAGCTCGCGCCGGTGGCCAAGGGGAACAAGGCGTACATGCAATTCGTCGGCTCGCTCAGGGGAGCAGAGCGCGAACAAGCCCTGTTCGAGGAAGTGTGGAAGGAGGCTCATCCACCAGCAAAGCCCAAGAAGATCGTTCCCGTCAAGAGTCAGGTTGGGGGCAAGTTCGGTCCCTAACTATCTCGTAGTAGAATAGGAGAAGGAGCAGTTATGCTACCTCAGGATCAGTCTACGCAGGTTGAGCCAGGCGACGCGACCGAAGTTCCCAATGAGGGGATGCTCGGTCAGGAAGAAGGCGTCGATACATTCGACGACCAGGACTCCGGCCTGGACTACGATGCTGCGCAACAGGCGATCCAAGCTGCCGAGACCCTGCGCCAGGACGTGAACCGAATGCGCAGTGTCTACGATCAGAACTTCGCTCAGTTCCAGTCGGAAGCCCAAAGGCGGGAAGAGGAGCTGATGGATCAGCTTGCTTCCTTCCAGACCGCCGACATGAGCGAAGAGGACCGCGCCGCGTTCTATGCGGAGCGAGGCCAGGAGAAACTGTCGCGCAGAGAACAAGCAATTCAGCAGAGGGAGGACGCCCTACAGTCTCGCGAACAGCAGACGCAGTGGCGGGGATTCTTCTCCGACCGCTTGGGCGTTCCGACTGAGGAGCTTGTCACCGACCAGGGTCTTGCAGAGTTCTACACTTCTGGATGGGCGGGAGTTGAGCGCATGGTCGACGCGCAGACCTCGTACATCGAGGAGCTGGAATCGGTGCTGGCGACAAACAATCTTCCGATCCCCCGGGAACAACCGATCACCCGACAGCCGCAGGGCAGACGAGCCCCCAACGTGAGGACGCGTGTCGAGGATGGTCCTCCTCCGAAGAGAGGGTCGTTCTACAGTCTGCCTTGGAACGAGCGTGCTGAGATCATCCGTCGGATAGAGGCGGGGGAAATGAAGGCCGAGGACGTTCAGATCTAGCCGTCGGGCCAGGCTGCTTGAGGGATAACTCATGGCAGACATCAGTCAGACCAGTTTTGCAGGGTCCGTCAAGACGTTCTACAACACCACCCTGCTCATGCGCGCTCAGCCGCGCCTGCTTCACACTCGTTGGGGGATCAAGGCCAAGATCAACAAGTTTGGCTCCCTTGAGTGGCGGCGCTACGGTCAGTACGCCGCCATCACCAACCCGCTGACTGAGGGCACCACGCCGGCAGAACAGGCCGCGCCGAGCCTGCAGCAGATCACGTCGACGCCACTGTTCTACGGCGCCTGGGTTGGGTTCTCCGACGAGATCGAAATGACCTCGATCGACGCGTTCGTGACGGAAGTCACCGGGATCCTGGGAGACCAGGCCGGCCTGTCCGTCGACACGATCATCCGGGACGTGATCACCGCCGGTGTGTCCAAGATGTACTCGAACGGCAAGGGCTCGCGCGTTGCCCTGGACGCCCCCGGCGACGATGTCACCTACCGGGACATCGTGATGGCGATTGCCACGCTCTATGCGGCAAACGCCTTGCCGATGGAAGGCGGGGTGTTCCCCGTTTCCATCCACCCGCACAGCATTGCCACGCTGATGCAGGATCCGCAGTTCACCAACGTCTTCGTTGCAGAGGCCTCGCGTGAGGCAAACAGCCCGATCCGCAGTGGCTACATCGGGCGGTTCCTCATGTGCGACTTCTTCATGTCCTCGAACGTCCGCGAGTACACGAACCTCGGGTACGGCGGCACGACCGACGTGTATTCGATGACCTTCTATGGGCAGCAGTGCTATGGCGTGTCGGGCATCGGCGCCATCATGCCGAAGGACGTTGACAATCAGGGGCCGGAGGGTCTGCCCGGAACGGGCGGCAAGTTCCCGAGCCCCGTCGAAGTGATCCCGAAGCAGCTTGGATCCGCCGGATCCGACGATGCCCTCAATCAGCGTGCCACCCTGGGTTGGAAGGCGTCCCTCGATGGCGAAGTGCTGCAGCCGGTGTTTGCTCTCGATCTTGAGCACACCAACGCCTTCTCCGATCTGTAAGGTCAAGCCGTGAGGGGGCGGCGCAAGCCGCCCCCTGTAGACAGATCTCAGAAGGAGGATCTATCCAATGGCACTTTTCGTTCCACCCGAAGGTCAGTCTGGCGGCGGCGTGAACGAGTACGGCGTCGCGCGCTTGACCGCTGGCGTTATCGCTTCGATGCCAGCGGGGTACAACCCCAACAAGCACGTCGTTCTCGGCGCGCCGACGACGGTTGCGCTGGCGACGGTTGAAGCCAACACCCTCATCCCGTTCGTCCTGTCGCGGGTGAAGGTGGCCTTCACTGCCTCCTACACCATCACCATCGGTGATGGCACGTCGGCGGCAGGCTTCTTGGCGTCAGCGGACATCGCTCCGCAGTCCGCCGTCACGACCGGGATCATGGTCTCGTCCCTCGGCGCGGCAGAAGCCTTCGCCGGCGGCAAGACCTACGAGGCGTCAGACACCATCGACGCTGTCGTGGCAGCCGCAACCGCGGTCGTCGGATACTTGGAGCTGTTCATCTTCTTCACCACCTCGCCGCGGCTTTAGGCGCAGGCGTAGAGGGAGGATGATCTATGGCTCCTGTGCCCGAGACCCTCGTTCGAGGCCCACGGTACGTTCCCGGCGGAAAGGACGTTCGCCGGACCCTTGATCGTTCGATGTTCCGAGCCAAGTCAGGCAAGTGCCTGTGGTCGGACCCGACGACTGATCCGGTGTTTCTCGCTCCGGCGGGGACGCTTATCTTCATGGCCCTGTTCGAGCTGACGGTGGCTTGGACGGGCGGCACCCCGAGCGTTCTCCTGGGCGATGCCGGAAACACGAGCCGGTTGCTGGCTGCCGGCGACATCACGGAGGCCACGCCAGCCTGGTACGGTAAAGCGGTGTTCTACGAGTATGCAGCCGAGACGTACATCAACGCCACGCTCAATGCCTCACTGGCCGCTGGTGAAGGGTACTTCTGGCTCGTGTACGCTCCGTCGAACATCGAAGTCGGGAAGTTCCTGTAACCGAATAGGGGAGGGGCGCAAGCCCCTCCCCATGCAACAAGGGGAGACGCATGACTGATCAAGACAACGCTCCGATGGTCTTTCCCGAACGGCAGCCGGAGGTTTCGACGCCCGGTGTCGTTGTGTCAGGCATGGAGGAGCAGGCCGTTCAGGCAATCAAGACCTTGGATCCCGGGAAAGTGGATCCCAAGGAGAAGCTGGACATCGCTCTGCGCCTCGAGCATATCGTCAACGGCATGGGCTCGATCCTGTCGAAGATGGATGGATACGATCAGACCGCCGTTCAGTTGCGGGATGATCTGAGGAACGCATACGCCAAGATCGACCGCCTGGAAGCGGCGATGGATTCCTGGCAGAACAAGGAACAGGAGTGGCGCGTAGGAATGGTTGAGGCTACGGCCAAGGTGGATCCTGCCACTCGCCAGCAGGCTACCGCCAAGGCCATGCAGGAACTCTCTGCCACTACCGCTGCGGTCAAAGCCAACGCCGATCTGCAGCGAGTTAGCTTTGCTCAGCAAATCAAGGATGAGCCACAGGTCACGGTGACTGCTCCTGGAAAGATCCTGATGATCCGTTCTCAGGGACAGCCAGGCTCACATCCTGTCAGAATGCCAACCATCATTTCGATCAACGGCTTGACCTGGAGACTTCCAGCAGGCCGTCCCGTGAAGGTTCCTATGACTGTGGCTAAGCGCCTCGAGGACATGATGATCGAGGAGGAGTGCCTTGAGGCTCGCAAGAGCTTGCTCAGCCCCAATGCAAAGGGCCGCTATGGAGAGGACGTTGACATCGCTGTCCAGTGGCAGGCAATCGGTGACAAATACGGCTCTCCGGCAGAGCCATTCATTCCAGCCGGGTAGGAGGATCTGTGGCAACTTCCGATCGGTCCAATGGGTTCATGCCAGCCGATCTTGTTATCAGTGGCGCCGGCACTGCCGCGGTCATTACCCTTGGTGCTATCCCGGGCCGGGCGCATGTGATCCATCAGGTTCACCTTTCCTACTCGGCTGCTCCGACAGGTGGGGCCCTGACCATTGGCGATGGCGTGGACACGCTGTATAGCCAGGATGTCATTGGGAGCGGCCCACTGGAAGTCACCTTCGATCCCCCGAGACGCGTGACGACAGGCATGCAGTGCATCATCACTGTCGCAGCCGGTGGTGGCGCTGTGGTGGCGAAGAACAACGTCAACCACACGCTAGACTAGGGGAACACGATGGGAACAGATCAGTTTGCAACGGGGTGGGTTCCAGGGTGGTACGAGGCTCCAGCGGCCAACACCCTCGCTGACATCGCCATCAACCCAGGTTCGAGATCTGTCGTCATTCATCAGGTCCAGTGGTCCTACAGTGCCGCGCCCACTGGCGGTCGTCTGCGCATCCAGGACGGAGCCACTGACGTATTCGACATCGACATCACCGCTGGTGGCCCAGGATCCATCACTTTCAGTCCGCCCAGGCGTTGCTCGGCTCTGTCTGTCGTAACATCTGTCTTGGCGGCTGGCGGCGCAGGAATCACCGGGAAGATCAACGTCAATGCCACGATCGACTAGGGGGCGTCATGCCTGAACCGACAACGACGCGCCTGTATCTCCGCCGGGACATCTGCCGCATGGTGGGCATGAAGTTTCCGCGCTACTCATCGCTTGGCTATCAGGCAATCAGCTCCCAGGCGCTTGAGTACATCTACGACACAACCTTCCTCAAGCAGCCGGATGACTACTGGAACATGTCCTGGTTCTATGCCGTCACGGGCGCCGCCGCCGGCCAGACGCGCATGATCGTCGACAACGATCAGATCGTCAACCGGATCAAGACTGAGTATCCTGTGTCTCCGGCGATGTCTGCCGCCGATCAGTACGAACTGCTGGATATTTGGTCGCCAGAAGAAATCCACATGGCGATCAACGATGCGATCCGAAGTGCTCATCCAGAGTTCTTCGACACCTCTGAGTCGGTAAGCCTGTGCATCTGCCAGTGGACGAAGGAGTACGATCTGTCCAGTATCTCTCCGGCGCCGTGGATCATTGCAGCGATCGACATTGAGCGCCCGGGCAGGGTTATCCGTGACGAGGTTGCCAGCGCGACAGTCAGTACGGTTGTGCTGGAGACGGCTGATCTGAGCGAGGTCAACAGTACCTGGTGGGTCAGCATCTACCACGGAACAGGGAAGGGTCAGGCCGTACAGGTCGGATCCGTCAATGTCGGCGCGAAAGAGATCACGGTCACGGCATGGCCGCTTGGGACGCCAGGCGCAGATAGCCGGGCGATGGTGTTCGATCCCCTGCAGCAGTACAACACCTGGTATCCCATGCTGGCTGCCGACTTCGACGCGGCGCAGTGGCCCGGGAAACTACGGTTCCTGTCGTCCTACGAAAACCGCTTCCCCGGAAACCGCATGAGGATCCGCTACATCGCGCAGCCCCAGGAACTGGCGACCGATGCTGCTACCACCTTTGTTCCCAGGGAATACATCAGCAAGATGGCTAGGGCAATTCTCTATGGGATGAAGATGGATGACGTTCGCTTCGACCGCAACCTGTTCGCCCGCAAGCACGGTGAGCTGATGGCCGAAGCGATGGCGTACAAACAGCAGCACGCATACTCGATGCCGGCGACGACCATGTGGATCGAGGACGATCCGGTGGTTGGGAATGTCGGAGGGTCTGTCGTTCCTGAGGGCAACCCTCTGGATTGGTAGCCCATGAGCCCACAGATCGGCGTTGACGGCGACATCATCCTGGATGGTGTCGCCTATCGTATCGAGCCAGGAAGCTACGGGATCGTCGATGCCTCGGATTGGGCGCCTCGAGGCGACACGCCTGGATCCTCCAAGTCGTTCTCTGATCTCGGACTCTATCAGCCAGACAGTCAGGAGTCATGGACGCGTGGCCTCGGCTACGTTTGGTACGAGGACGTTCTTGGCTACCTCAAGACCGAGGGCAAGGTCGATGCCAGCCAGGCTGGAATGGTTCAGCTTGGAACTGCTCACACCTACTCGGATGGCGATGCTCAAGCGAAGAAGGGCGGCTTCACCTTTGGAACGGCTTTCTATGCCTGGACGTACAACGGTCTGCGCAAGTTTTCCGGCGGATCATGGGCCGATGTCTGGACTGATGGGGAGTTGCTCGGCGCTTTCCAGAACGGGCAGTACATCTTCATCCTTCCAACCAACACGGTGCGCAATGGCCGGATCCTGAAATCCACGACTGGCGCCGCCGAGACCGGCGCCGTGGCCAGCTATACAACGGCTATGACCGGCGCCGACAACGACATCAAGCTCACGGCGATGGAGTACGGCACGGCAGGGAACTCGATCACTTTCGCCTACACCATCGGGGCTCCTACAAGTACGCCCATTGTCACAGTCACGGTGAATGCAATCTCTGTTCAGGTCCAGGCCGGCGTGAGCACGGCCAATCAGGTAATCACGGCTCTCAATGCGTCGACGGCAGCCATGAACCTCGTGACTGTCGCCCTGGCTGCCGGGAACAACGGTACTGGAACGATCCCAGGTGTTCTGACTGCAACGAACCTAGCCGGCGGATCCGGCACTGCAGTCTGGACGAAGGCCGGCGTCGATGCCAACGCCAGAAACTTCTACAAGTTCGCACTGCACAACGGCTTCCACTACCTGTCTGAGTACGGCACGAACTACGTTCACCGAGCATCGCAGACAGACCTATCTGACCTGGAAGGCGGAGGCGCACTGGATGCCGACGTGATCATCGTAGGGCCAGGCACCATGCCCGCGCTCCACCTGATGCCATTCGGGGAACAACTGTACGCACCGAGACCCGACGCTCTCTACGCCATCGGCCAGGATCAGATCGCTCGCCGTGTGCTAGACTTCTCGGGAGAAATCTCATACAACAACTTCAAGTCAATTGCTGTATTCAACAGCCGGCTGATCTTCCCTATCCAGGGGCAAATCTATGCCTGGAGCGGATCCAAGCTCGAGGACATCACCCCCGGAGCGAACGCCGACATGTCGGCCTACGCCCTGACGGACACCTTCCCCTACACTGACATCGGTGACTTCAACAACTTCATGCCGAAGGGGAAGTTCCTCTACATGACGGCTTCGACGACCTATCAGATCAATCCCATCACTGGCTTGCCTGCGCTGCAGCAGCTCCTGCTGAAATGGAACGAGTCGGGCTGGCACATCGTCGCAGAAATTGCATGGGATTTTCCGATCACTTTCCTGGCCAACGATAGCTACAACAAGAGGATTTGGTATCACGTTTGGGGATCCGTTGCCCACGCGACGTGGTACATGCAATATGACGCTCTGACAGAAAGGCCCTATCCGGCCTTCCCGACAACGGGCACTCACCGACTGTACTTCTCCCGCAGGCATGAGGGCTACAAGTGGGTCAGAAAGTCTGCTCCTGCAATCAAGATCACTGGAGAGAACCTGACGACGAGACGCTACATTCTCGTTGAGTATGCCCTGGATGGGGAGACGACCTACCACGAGCTAGGGCGCGTGGTGTCTAATGGATCTACTGAATTGCGTTTCCCGAGCAAGACGGGAACGGTCGAGTTCTTCTGGATTGGCATTCGTGTGCAGCTTGTCACGGACGACGCTGCGCAATCGCCCATCCTGACTGACCTAACCCTGCGCTACATCATGCGGCCTGAGTTCGTTCCTGGGTGGTCCTTCCAGATTCCGGCAGCCAGCTTCATGCGCTATGGAGATCGGCAGAGTTCATTGCGCTCGTCTGAAATCAAGGAGAAGCTGATCGGAGTGCGTTCCAGCGCCGCGCCCGTGACGTTCATTGACGTGGATGGCTCTGAGCACCTGGTCAATATCACTTCCATTCGAGGTCAGCTTGCGGAGCGAAGCGCCACGGGCGGCGTGGAAGGCGATGCCCTGCAGTACGTCTTCTCTGTCAGCCTGGTCGACGTTGGGGATACCCTCTGATGCCTAAGCGCCGGCCACGAACGACGACGATCGGCGGGATCAAGCCCCTGGGAATGACCCGGGCGCCTATCAGAGCTCCGCGCGCCGGCTACAGACCTTTCCGCGTTTCCAGTCGCAAGGATGTCCGCCCTCCGGTGATCGACAAGGGCGAGTTTGTCAAGCATCGCAAAGGTCCAGAGAGACCGAACGTGGGTGCGGATCCACGCGATGGCGACACAGTCCGTCAAGGGATCTCTACCTGAGCGGATCTTCTACAAGAAGAATCTCAGCTTCGGTCTGCGCCCTGATGTCGACTTTGATTTCCAGACCTCTCAGGAAGGTGGCCGCCTAGAGCTTGGCGGCATGGTAGCTGACTTCGTCTACTGGTACTGGAAGATCATCGTCAGGATCCAGGGGCCTACCCACACGCAGCCCAGGCAGATCGACGTTGACGCCGAGCAGGGCCGCCGAATGGCGGACATGGGCTTCCAGGTCTACGACGTTGAGGAGGAGCTGGTCTACAGTCCGATCCGGCTGGATGAGTGGTTCCGCAAGGTGATCCTATTCAACCCTGGCAAGAACGGTCGGGACGTGATCGCCGGCAACACGCTCTACGACATGCCAACAGGACGCGCATCGTACATGTCTGTCCCGGCCATGAACTTCGCCATGTCTACCGACGAGAAGAAGTGGGTCAACGACATCGAGGATCGCGTCGAGAACGCCGAAGGCGCGCTCGAACGCATCTTCGGCAAGCAGATCCACGTTATCGGCGGGATCTCCGACATCAGCGAGAACCTTGGGCTGATCCAGGCTGGCGAGTTCCGTTCGGGGAATCGCAAGGAGCCCGGATCCGGCTTCACTGGTGTCAGGATCGCCTATCCCCCGGTTGTATATAGCGGCGCTGAATGGAACATCGCCGGGGTCAACAATGACGTGCTGCAGTTTGGCCTGCGTGCTTCTGACGGCAAGGCTTTGGCAGGTGGCGGCGCCGTCATCCTCGACTCCACTGGTGTCACTGCAACTGCTGGAGTGATCGGCGGTTGGACAATTGGAGCTACCTCCCTAAAGGCTGGTACAGGTGCATCGACAGTCGGGTTGGATAGCGGAGGAACAAACCCGGCGATCTATGCAGGCAGCGCAACTCCTGCGTCGGCTCCGTTCAGGGTAACGAAAGCAGGAGCTGTCACCGCGACTTCGGGGACGATTGGAGGCTGGACGATCAGTTCAGCGACAATCCAATCGAATGTGGGCGGGGCAGGGATCATTCTCAATACCACTGGCGGGGCGAGTATCAAAGTCGGCTACGTCAACGAGAACTTCATTATGATCGACGGATGGAACCGCCGCATCTTTAGCGCCAACTTTGTTGCTGGAGCTAGCGGCTTCAACATCGACGCTGACAGCGGGGATGCGGAGTTCGGACATCTAACGGCGCGCGGCCTGATCCGCTGTGCCGTTTTCGAGAAAGATCAGATCAGCTCGATTGGTGGCTGGATGGCCGTTCTTGACTCCGACGAGCTCGCGGTCTCCATGACTGCTGCTGATGCGCAGTCAGTGTCTATCGCTGGCAATACGACCTTCGCTACCAACGACATCCTGCGGATGAAGGACGGAACCAACGATGAGTGGCTCACCGTAACAGGGTCTGGAACGAATGTCCTGCCACTACTCAACGTCGGATTTGAGACTGCGGGCGGTGGCGGGGCTGACGTTTTTGCTAATTGGACCGAGGATCCACAGGACGGCTCAATCTCCAGGGACTCGACCACGCCGCATGGCGGAAGCTACTCCTGCAGGTTCACGAATGGAACGACCTATCCAACGGTATCTCAGACAATCCCGGTGGTCGCGGGAAAGAGCTATACCCTGTCGTACTGGACCCGAGGCGACAACACCTACGACGGCTCCTTCTCGATCTACGACAACGACAATGGCATCTATCCCTACGGGGCAAATCATTGGTTCACCAACGTTTTTGCGTACACATGGACGTACAAGACGTTTACCTGGAAGCCGATGGCGAGATGCGCATCCATCACGCTGATGTTCCACGGCTACGGAGGTAACCAGCCCGGCGCACAGTCATGGTTCGATGACATTCAGATCACCGCCAACGAATACGTTACCTATCCCGTCACTAGGGATGCCGCGGGGGCTTATTCAGCAAATGCCAACCCCGCTTGGAAGTCCGGCCAGGCTGTTGTGAACTATGGCGCCTCGGGTGAGGGCGGGGTAATGATGTACGGGAGCGGCGTCCCATCATTCAGCATCTTCACCCATGCCGGATCCCCCTGGTCAACCCTAACAAATCATGTCAGCATGACGCCGACGCTAACCAAGTTCGGGGATAATGTCGGAGCAGCAGCATCGACCGCTATCGCGATCATGCACAGCGCACAAACCTACAACTCCGAGTCGATGGGCTCTGGAGACGTTCTGTTCGGAGACAACTCCACCAGCAAAGCGAACATGCTGTGGGACAAGTCCGCCGGCACGATCTTGTTCCGCGGCGGGACCACAACGCAAGGCTCCATCGACGTGAGCGGCGCCGCCATGTTCGGAGGCGGAGCGGTTGTCCTCAATGCTAACGGAGTCAATATCATCCAGGGATCCGATCAGTTCAACTATGTGAACTGGTGGCTGGATGATGGCCTAGATCTGATGTATGGGTCTATCGGATGCTTCCTGACACTTGAGGGATCCAGCGAAAGCTGCACGGCTCTTATTCTTGGCGGTGGTGCGCGCAGTGGGTCGGCAAGCCTGGCATACGCCAGTGTCTACATGGAGGCGCGTGGAGAGGATACTGCTGGCACAGGATACGCCAAGTCAAAGCTGCGCCTGCTTAGTGCCAAGGGGACAACGGATGAATTGCTGACGCTGTGGTGGGCAGCAAACGCCGGTTACGCAAATACATGGTTGAAGATCACAAAAGCGGCGTTCATTTGGAACGACGACTCTCAGGATCTCGACATGCGCTTCGAGTCCGACGGCAACGCGGATATGTTTGTGCTTGACGGTGGACTGAACTGCATTGGCATTGGGGCGACTCCTGCGACAAACGTCATCCTTGATGTTGTTAGCACCACCAAGGCATTCAGGCCTCCGGTGATGACCACGACGCAGCGAAACGCTATTGGCACTCCCCTGGCAGGCATGATTATCTGGAACTCGACAACTACACAGCTTGAGGACTACAACGGCGGCTGGGCCGCCGTATGACGGATCGTTGTAGAATTGAAGGGGAGGAACAACATGGCAGGCAAGGTAGACTTCTCGGATTGGGAGCACAAACCGATGGAGCTTGAGCTTTCAGAGCGTGCGGTGATCGTGTGGATGATCGCGGAACTCGGCAACGCAGGCAGGACGGCAGCCAGGATGATCACGCGGATCTACGACAACCTCATCCTGGAGACTGCCCAGGGTTTCTCGCCGGCCACCGCTCACGAGGTCGGCGTGTACGACATTTCTGGCATCGAGCTTGAGTGGATCCGCGATCAGCTCAACAAGCACCTGGACGATCAGAACCCGACGATGCCCGTCAGCCTGGCGCGACATGCCGTGAGGCTGTCCGACAAGGTCTCTGCCCGGCTTGAGGATGGAACAAATGCGCCCCTGGGTTGACACCAGCCGGCACAACGGCAAGCTGGATGTCAAGAAGATCAAGGCCCGCGGCTTCGCTGGCATCATCGCCCGCTGCACGATCGGCGTGGCGCCGGTCGATGAGCAGTATCACCGCACCCAGGAGATCTGCGCCGGCGAGGGCATGGGGTTCGCTGCCTACGGCGTGAACTGGCCAGCCAACAAGAACCCCAGGCTCGAGGCGAGATACTTCGTCGATCATCTTGGCAATCCGATGCCGGATTTCGTTGTTGGCGACTTCGAGGTCGGGCTCAAGGACAAGAATCTATCCGGCGCCAACCTCGTCGATCAGGCTCTCAAGTGGATGGACATGCTCGACTCGCTTGTCACTCTGTCGTGCTTGTTCTACACAGCGACGTGGTACTGGAACAGCAAGAAGCTCGGGCCGTATACGAACCGGGGCGAGCTACGCTGGAAGGTGCTGCCGGCGCACTATCCCTATGATCCCAGGCAGATCCCGGCGCTGCCGCCGCGCTACTCCAAGGATGTGCTCAGCCCATTCGAGATTGGAACCGTGAAGCCCTCCATTCCCTACCCCTGGAAGGCGTCGTCGATGGCCGGTTGGCAGTGGACTAGCAAGGGACGGGGCAAGGTGGACGGCTATCAGGAATCCCGCTTCATGGACCGGATCGTACTTTTGCCTTGAGAGGGAACGTGATGGTGGAACGCAAGCAAGTTGCGAACGGGTGGGAACGATGGAGGGGTGCCACGGACGAGCGACTGAAAAACATCGAGTCGAGGCAGGAGAGCATGGCCATTGATCTGACGGAGGTCAAGACTACCTCTCATGCCAACAACGTCTTGCTCCAGCAGCTCGTCGGGAATAGTGCTCCTGAGGAGAAGTCTTCCTCCGTGAGCTTCCGATGGCTGGCCGAGAAGGTTGGCATCCCACTTCTGTTGGGGCTCAACACAATCATCTTGGGCCTTGTGCTGGCCCATGTTCTAGGAGGGAGCTGACTTGGACAATTCGCTTGCGTCTGTTTCGGATGGAGAGCTGCAGCTTCGCCTGGCTATCCTACGCAAGATTGAGCAGGAGGAAGCGGATGATGAGCGGGTGTGGCGTGTGAAGGAACAGATCGCCACGCTAGAGGCCGAGGTATTGCGTCGAGGCCGACCGCCGGCGCAGGTCGTCGGCCTGAAACCATTGATCATACAGGCCACTCGAGGAGGCAGAAATGGCTGAGGGCGATGGAGCGATCTACAACAATTTCAAGGAACGGGTCATGGAGGGGGTGTTCAACCTGGCAACCGGCGGAGACACTCTCCAACTTACTTTGCACACTGGCTACACCCCCAACGTCGATACGCATGACGAATGGGCGGATGTCAGCGCGACGGAGTATGGAACAGCCTCTGGCTACACTGCTGGAGGCAAGGTGGTCGCCGGGCAGGATGTGACCCAGGACGATCCCAACAACCGCGGAGTGTTCGACGCCACGGATGTTGTATGGACTACCCTTGGTCCGTTGAGTCCGGCAACGCCGTCGCACTGCATTCTGTGGGACAACACGCCAGCCGGGGATCCGCTGATCTGCTATTGGGAGCTTGGAACAACGGCGACCAATGGCGGAGACTACACGATCCAGTTCGGCGCCCTTGGTATCATTCTGCTCACTTGACCTTGGCCTACTAGGAGGGGCTTAGATCATGGCTATCTACAGTTTGGCGAACAGAACGGGTATTACGACCACGACCGCGGCGAGCTTGGAGATCCGAGCGGCTGCGGCCAACCGCCCTCGGATGCTGGAAATGGGCATCTGGCTCAACGCGGCCACGCAGTCGCCCATCGGCATCGGACGACCGCAGGCAATCGGTATCACGCCGACCTCGCCCGTGACGGTTCTGCAAGAGGACCCGGGCGACAGCAACGGTCTGACGCAGACCGCGCTGGCTTGGGGCACGGCTCCGACGGTGCCGCTCAATTTCTTCCGTCGGCTCAACATCGCTGCAGCTATCGGTGCGGGTGTGCTGTTGACCTTCCCGCGTGGCATCGTCATCGCTGCGTCCTTCTCGCTGGTCAACTGGAACATTGCGGCAGTCAGCCTGTACGACTGCCACATCGTCGTTGACGAGTAGCGGTCATGGCCACCGACTATCAGGTGGTGAAGGCCAAAGTCATCGCCGTTCTCGAAACGCGCGTCCTGGCACAGATCGCCCTCGGATGGGAACCTGTCGGTGGCGTCTGCTACGGCATCAACGAACTCGAAGCCGATGCTGAGGCCTATCTGTTGCAGGCGATGGTGAAGCCATAGGAGAAACAACGTGGGGACGACCGTCTACATCAACAAGATGCCTACCCTGCACTCGGGCGGGCGTCAGACTGCCGGACCATCCGAGCGGGACATGGTGTGCTGCGCCTGCTACCGCTTCTTCGTCGTGACGACGCGGACGTGGGCGGAAGCAGAGCGCCAGCCATGTCCCTACTGCCATAGCCACGAGACGACCGCCATGCTTGGCGAGTACCACAACGCCGAGCCGGTGCTTGTCTCTGACGGCAAGGGAGGGTATCGCTGATGCCTGGTCAAGTTCTCGGAACGGGAGCACAAGTCAGCGTAGGCGGGTATCGCAGGCCCGACCGCTGGCTCAACTTCCGCTACGCTTTCCCTCCCGAGCGGGACATCCGAGATCGCGAGGACTCTCCGGGAGGGCGCAACCCCTACAATCTGTGGCCTCCGAGCGACCTGATGGGCGGCGAAGAAACCGGCATGACGGTGATGAAGATTCTTTCCTACGACGATGATGTGAAGTTCGGAGGGCGGAAGGGGCCGATCGTGGTGGCCGGTCAGACAGTGGACAGCGGGGGCGCTCCCCTGGCTGGAATGACCGTCGAGCTGTGGCTGGTTGCCCCGCTGAATGTTGGCGATGCCGTGCAGAAGCAACCGCAGTTCGTCGCTGCTCTCTACTCGGATGCCAACGGCCTGTTCGCTTTCACTGTGCCGGATACGACGAGTCTCTACAAGGTCGAAGCCTACGATGGCAGCCGAAGTGGAGTGACCGTGAGGAACCTGACAGGTGCCTAAGCTACAGAAGCTCACCTGCCTGGCCTACGCTGGCGCGCCGAAGAATGTAGTGCTGGCGCTGAACCACGCTCCCGACATCACGAAGGAGCTTGTCAGGCGCACCGTGTTCCTCATCAACGCTCCGAGGACGGTGCCTGCACCGGCGGATGTCATTGAGGGCGTGCAATATGGAAACAACGGCACCGAGTTCACGGGAACATACGAGCTGCTAGAAGAAGCCGAATCGTCCTATCAAATGGGGTTGGTCTAATGGCTGCTCCCTACAATCCACCTGTCAAGGGCGAGGAGTTCAAGGTGCGCATCGGACTGCGCCTGAGATCCACGACCTATAGGCTGGCCGCCAGCCCAACGATCGCTGCCGGAGACTTCAAGATCGACAAAGACGGAGCTGGCTTCAACGATCTAGCCACGCTACCTACCGTCAGCCCGGCGGGAGGGAAGGCTGTCTTGATTGAGCTTTCGGCAACGGAAATGAACTGCGACGTTGCGACGATCCTCTGCTCAGATCAGACCGATCCGCCCGAGTGGTCTGACTTCATGTTTTCTATCCCTACTACGAGTTAGGTAAATGTTCCGGCTATTCCTTGGGTCGAAGCCGAGCGGAGTTGGTCCCGTCACGGTCTCTGTTGACGCGCTAACGCTCGCCTCCTCTCTGCCGGACATTAAACCTGACACCTACGCTCTTTCGACAACGATTGCCGACTATCGGTTTGGTGGAAACTACGGCTACTTTTGCTCGCAGCTTGGGCCACTTGGGACTGCATCGGCTCAGTACCTCGTGGGAGTTGACCATGTCGTTTCCCGTAGATTCAATGTCTGGAAATGCACTGGCGATCCGACGGTTCTAACAAATTGGGACACGCTTGCCGGATGGTCAATCGACCACCTCAGGCAGATCTATCAGATGGCAGCCGTGTTGGTTGGCACGAAGATTCACGTTGTCACCGGATACGAAAACGGCTACGAGTATACCTACAGCGTCTATGACACAGCCACAGACACTTGGGAGATCAAAGAGGAGTTCATCGCAAGCGGGGTTGGACTCTATCCTAGCTCCTACGGCGCTTGCGCAATCGGCGTTCGCTCAGACGGGGATGTTGTCGTTGCTTATCAAAAGAGAAGAGTCGTCGGCGGACGCGATATTCTCCTCGCCATCCGAGAAGGCGGAACGTGGACAACCGACATTCTAATTGAATCGACAGGTCCAACGCAGGATCGGGTTTGGATCATCCCCGGATCCTCAGACAGAATGCACATTGTCTACTCGGCATTCTATCCACGGCACAGGACACTCAAATCAGACAACTCACTCGCGGTGGCCTCGCAAGTCAACGCCTACGGCGACATCAGCACATACGGCGGAGGATCTTGGTCATACGAGTACAGCGGATCGACCTACTGCGGTCTTGGTCAGACGCAAACCCTCGACGGCGTCTACGCAACTACATGGGTATCAGCAGATGAGCCTACTTTCTCAACGAGTCTTTTCCTATCCGGCGGGTATGCCACTTATGGCAACGGCTTTGCCGCGGTCGTTCCTGGCTCGACAACGGTGTGGATCCAGGTGGTGGACCAATACAGTCCGCACTCCATCTATCGCGTATTCAAGAAGCACGGAGAGACGCCATCTCCGAAGATGACCGTAGACGCAACCGCAGACCACAGCGCCCCAAGGTACCCAGGATGCTACGTTAGATCTGGCACGAACCGCTATGGCGTCATCGCTGAATACTTCACTGGCTCGGTGAAGGCCTTTTACGAGCTTTCAGCAGACCCGCCCGTCATCCTCGATACACTGACTCTTGCTTCCTCACTGCCGGACATCATCCTCCCTCGCACAATTTCCGTCGACACATTGACGTTGGCGTCATCTGCCCAGGGCATCAGTGTTGCTGTTCCTGTCACTGTCATCCTCGACGATCTGACCCTCGCTTCCTCACTCGAGGATGTCAAGGTTCTGTTCCCCATCATCGTCGACGCCTTGACCCTGGCTTCATCGCTCGAGGACATCGACGCCGTTCCTGGAACAGTATCAGTCCTGCTTGACGTACTTATCCTGGCCTCTTCGCTCGAGGACATCTTCCTCGCAAGAAAGGTGGTCCTCGACGATCTGACCCTCGCTTCATCCATCGAGGACATCGACGCCGTCCCGGGCGTTGCGACAGTCGTTGTCGACACGCTAGACCTAGTCGCCTCGGTTCAAGCAAGCAGGGTTCTGCCCAGGATCATTCTCGATGTTCTGATCTTGGCGTCCTCGCTCGAGGACATCGACGCTGTGCCAGGGCCAGTGAGCGCGACGATGGACGTGCTGACCCTGGCGGGATCTGTCCTGGACATCACCGTCAAGATCAGCCCGGTTGCGGATACGCTCACGCTTGCGGCAACCCTTGTCGATGTCACTGTCGTTCGCAAGGCTGCCGCCGTTGAGTGCTCCTTCGAGCTTTCTCCGGTTGTCATGGGTGAGGAGATCTCCGAGTGGACGGTAGAGCCTGCTCTGTCTTCTCCCGTGATGGGCACTGCAATCTCTGCCTGGACGGTAGTTCCAGCTCTCTCTGCGCCGGGCTGCTCATTCGCCCTGGCCGGCGAGACTGAGGTCATTCCAGGTCCATTCGTGGTAGAACTATTCAGGGCGGTTCCTCTGGATTCTCTTGTCCTTGCTGGATCGCTTGCTGACGCGGATGTTGTGTAGGAGGAGACATGGACAAGATCAACGAGAAATCAGTAGGCTTCTTGACGGTCAAGTTCTACGATCGGTACGGGATCCTGACTGCCCCGACAACTCTCTCGTGGAGAATCGACGACTACACATCTGGCACGCAGATCCTTGGAGACACCTCTGTTCCCACCCCTACGGATACTGTTGTACTCAAGCTGATCGCCAGCTACAACGCAATCCTGGACTCGGCCAAAGCCGAGGAGACCCATCGCGTCACAATCAAGGCGAATGCTGGAACGGACGACGCTTTCAATTCAGAGTACCTGCTGGCAGTCGTCAACCTCAACAAGATCACATAGGAGGCACGCATGACATGACGGTGGCTTGGGACCGACACCTAATCCTGTTTGGAGGAACAATGAAGCGTATCACTCTGATCTTCGTAAGCCTGGCGCTGCTGCTCGTGTGGGCGATGCTGTCTGCTTTCTCGTTCATGGGGCAGACTGTCGACTGGACCGACCTGGGCGCAGTGCTGACATGGGTCGCCGCCGGCCCGGGCGCCATCTATCTCGCGGGGTTGGCCTTCGCCTACTTCCTCGAGATCTTCCCTGTATGGGGATCCAAGATCCCGTCCAAGTTCAGGCCGTGGATCGTATTCGCGCTCATGTTGGCTCTGTCCTATGGCGCGACGCTACTGCTTGGACAGGCGGGGCTTGTCGCAAAGATCTCACCCCAATACACCTACTTCGTGATGCTGGTCTTTGCGTGGCTAGGATCCCAGGTCGGCTATGCCTCCGTGAAGGCGAATGGAATGAGGGCCGATCGCTCTGTCTGAGAATGGCCGCTTGACAGCGGCCCGCCTTGCGTGCTACAGTGGGACTGCGGTCCCACACGCCGCAGCAGCGCCTCCCGGTGGCCACCAGGAGGCGCTTGCTCCTACATCCAGCCTGAATGACCTGTATGCCCTGAAAACCCCGCTCCGCAAGCCTACGCAAGCCTGCTGGCCGGCTAGACGATGTCGGCCCGCTCTCTGGCGTCCGGGAAGGGCTCTGTGCCCCGGTACTTGGAGGCGTCCAGTCCGAATAGGAACAACAGTTCCTCGGGGGGTTGCAATTTCGCCTGCGGCACGATCCACCGGCGGCCCTGCCCGGGCAGGTGGGTCTCCTGGACGTTGGCCAGGACACGCTTGCGATCGGCCCACCCGATGATCTTGAGGTCGGCCAGGGTGCCAGTCACGAGCACGAAGAAGTCGGCCTTGGGCAGCTTGGGCTTCTCGAAGCGCAGATCCCCCCACCACAGGCTGTTGTACTCGACCGAGATCCGAGCGTTGGTCACTGGCCCCCGGAGTACCCGGAGGCTCAGGCTCTTGTTCCCCTTCGGTCCCAGGCGGATGTCCGGCGGGATCTCCAGGAACTTCGCAACCGCGAGCTCTGCAGCGAAGCCTAGCCGGTGGACTTCGAGCGACGTTTTCGTGTGATCGAGGCGTTTGTCGGGGACGCCGGCGGCGTCCTTTGTGTGCTGGCGTCCAGCCCCAACTTGTTCGACAAGCCGGAGATCGTCGGCTGATAGTCTAACGGTAATCCAACCCATGCGTTCCTCCCTGGATCAAAGGTTAGGGCGACTGCCTCGTCGATCGAACTGTCGACGCAGACTATCGCTACGATGTTCAGATCGAAGAAGTCCATGCCCTTGCGGTTCAGCTTGAAGGTGAGCGCGAGCAGCGCATTCTCTGGCGTCTGAGCCTGGAAGGTCTCAACGTACAGGCGCTTCACTTTGGACCCGGTCACTGTCAGGTAGTGCCGGCGGAACGCGATGATGTAGGTTCCCTTCACTTGGTTTCCCTCGCTGCCATGTCCCGGAAGAAGTCGTTGTCGTCAGGGCTCTCGTCCATCCAGACGTTGGCGCCCACCCAGGGCTGGATGCTCTTGAGGCCACCCTCTCTGTACCGCCTGCCGACGCCGGCGACGGATGGAGAACGGAAGCCGTCGTAGCCACGCAACTTGATAGGGAAGTTAGTCATAGGCGCCGCCAGGATCTGCTGTGCTGCCAGGTAGGTCAGGTAGAAGTCGCCAAGCTCGTCGTCGCTCGGGCAGAGCATCGACCTGAGGTTGCCTGCCTTGGCGAAGCAGGGGAAGTAGATGTTCTGCGCCGCCCTGACCGGGCTGAACTGGCAGCCACCGTCGCACATGGCCTCGCGCTTGATCGTCGTGGCCGGCCCCCATCGCCCGGCTATGTCCCGGTAGCCAGCATGGAAGCCCGCCTCTTTGTAGCCGAGGTAGGCCCGCAGCCGGATGAGCCACATGACGTAGATGCGATCGTTGAGGGAGGATGGCGACTCGCCAAAGGCCACCCTGGTCAGCACCAGGGCGTCGGGCTCCTGCTGCATACAGGTGGCGGCGTTTCCCTTGCAGTCCCACGCGTTCTCGATCCGAAACAGATCGACGAGATCCCGCCCGAGAACTTCTGTCGCTGGCGTGATCTGCCAGGGCTCGGGTGGATCCTCCTGCCGCCGGGACGGAACGGGGCTGACGACAAGGATCACCGCCAGCACCGCGCTCAGGACGTTTCGCATCCATATCCATTATCCCATGCCCGCGCAGTCGGTACACACGATAGGCGCCAAAGGTGCTCGGGTGATGAGCACGGTCGGAGCCACGACTGCCGTGCCGCACAGGGCACAGACAGCCATAGATGTAGGCACCTTGCTCTTGTGTTCCTTCGAGATCGGCCATCCGAGCACCACATTCGCCGTCTTGACCACGACGAATGTGGCATCCGGGAACAGAGGGTACTGCTGTTCCTCGCTCACAGGAGAGCGCCCTGCGTGGTATCGAAGATTGTTTCGAGTGCGAGGAAAGCCTTGGTGTTCTCCAACCACGTCGGATTGAGCAGATCCGCAGTCCCGAGCAGGATCCTGGCCGAAGACAGCCGGCGCCGCAGTTGGACGTTGTCGTTCTCCAGTGATTTGACCAGTCCATAGGCGTCGTTGAGTTCGCGCTCGAGGCTCATTCGACCTGTGGTGGCGTAGGCAGTCTTGGTCATAGCAGATCTCCCGGTCCAGTCTTGCGGTGGACTTCCCGCAGCCTGCTCTCATCGGCCACAACGTAGCGGCGCGTGGTGGACACCGAGGCGTGCCCCATCAGTTCCTGCAGGGCGAACACGTCCCCGCCGTGCCGCACCATCAGGGTAGCGAACGTGCGGCGCAGCATGTGTGGGTGGACGTGGATCCTGGCCCGATCGCCAGCCTGGTAGAGCGCCTTGCGATAGGTAGCGGTGCGGATCCGCTCGCCGCTCGAGGTCAGCCACAGGGCCTGCTCGTGGCCGGGCGCCGGCACTGGCCGGTCCTTGGTGACGTACCGCTCGATCGCTTCCTGTGCCCTGAACCCCATGAATACGACCCTTGGCTTGGCTCCCTTGCCCTGGCGCACCAGGATCCGCTCGGCGTCAATGTCTGCCAGGTTCAGGGCGACAAGCTCGCCCACCCGAAGGCCGGTGTCGATCGCCAGCAGGCTCATGGCCCGGAACTTCCGGCCCGCCCGGGTGTCCCGGAAGGCAGCCAGGACGGCTCCAGCCTGCTCAGGCTGCAGCGCAGGCCGCTCGGTGCGCCGATTGGATGGCAGGGGCAGCGTTGCAATCGGGCTTGCAGACATGATGCCTTCGCTGCAAGCGAAATTGAATAGGCGCTTGACGGCTACCATCGTGCCCCTGGCTGTCTCGGGCGTGTAGCGGGCAGGCAGCGTGGCCATGAAGGCACGCACATCCTCCCGTTTCACGTCCTCGAGCTGGCCGTCCGGCCCAACGAACCGGGCAAACTGGACGAGCCGACCCGTGTAAAACTGGACTGTTTCTGGAGACTTCATCTGTCCCTGGTTGTAGGCGGCCAGGGCCTCGATCGCTTGCGAGATCTTCATGTGTCCTCCCCTGTTGACATCACCACTGGCCCGTGGTAACGTAGTGGTGCTAATGTAGACCCACTTTAGCACCACGAGGTAGGGATGTCAAGCTACAATGTTCCGCTGGAACCGATCGTAGTCGAAGAGGCGAAGCGATACTTGGCAGACCTGCAGGCGAGTCAGGGCATCAACAAGTCCATGCGTCAGATGATTGCCGAGGCGGTCGTTGAGTACCTGAACGTGCGCGGCTACCTGGGTGGGAACCTCACCTACGCTGACTTCATCCGCACGATAAAGCAACTGGAGAAGAACTATCAGCCAGAGTTCCTGAAATACCCCTACGCAACTCCAGCAGAAAAAGCGCCAGGACAGCATCGCGGGGGGAGGTCCGCAAAAGCTGTCCTGACGTGGGCCAAATCCATTGTAGCACGGAGGCGAACAGAATGAGCAGTGAAGAAGGTATCGAGCAGAGCATTGTTGCCGGCGCCCTGGAGATCATGCAACGCATCGAGACCCAGGTTTCGATGCTGGCGACGTTCCGCCAAGTAGAGGTTGAAGCTCGGCTGAACAAGCAGGCACGCGAGAAGGATCTCAAGGACGTGCTCAACATGGCCACGATCGAGACGATGGCCATGATTGGCCCGGCGGTGGATCCAATGACAGGCCGGAGCAACGCCGACTACGGCAAGCTGCTGGTCGAGCGCGAACTGAGATCTCATGGCCAGTACCAAGATGCACTTCGAGCCTACGATCAGGCAGACATGACGTGGACCCGGGCGCAGGTGGAGCTTAACCAAGCCGTCGACAGCTTGGCGGCCAGCCGAACCATCGGTAGAATCGCAACCGGGATCCTGGTGTTCGTGGGGGACGACAGCCCCTACCGAGGATCGACCGCAACTTCGAAGGAGGAGACAAGTGACTGACCATTCGGTAGTCCCGTACATCCCACCCGGCGAGCTAGATCACGTCGAAGGCGTGAACGCGATGAGCCGGGAGGACTTCAAGCTGCCGATCCTGCGCATCGTGCAGCAGCAGTCCCACAACGCGCCGGAAGGATCCGCCGGCCACTTCCTGAACAGCATCACCAACACGGCCAGTCAGTACCTGCTCGCCGTTGTCCTGCGGGTGAACAAGACCCGCATCCTGTGGCCGCGCGACTTCGGCGCAGACTCACAGCCGCTGTGTGCCTCGGACGACAGCCTTATCCCTCGGCCTCAGTTCGTTGCCACAGCGATCACGGACTGGCTCGGCTTCAAGATGGGGGGCGTTCAGATCCCGAGCAAGTGCGAAGCCTGTCCCCTCAAGGAGTGGCCGGAAGACATCGACAAGCCACCCTGCGCGCTATCGTACAAGTACGTCATCGTCGACCTCGAGAGCGGGATGCCAGGATTGCTCAACCTTTCCCGCACAGCAGTCGGCATGGCGCGAGCTCTCAACACCTTGCTGGTGACGGGTGGCCTCAAGAAGCTGCGTCTCGGAACGGAGCTTGTCGAGAGCGACAAGGGCCGATGGTACGCCTTCCGGTACTCGGTCGTTGGCCGGCCAGAGCCTGAGGATTGGGAAGTGATCAAGGCTGTGGCGCCAATGGCGCGCGACGTGGTGATCAGCGCCGAGGTCGGCGCCGAGGATCTCGAGGAACAACCGTACCGTGGACCTGGGCCGGGCGACGAGATCCCTTTCTAGCCGGCAGGACGTGGGACTAGCGACATGACCAACGTCATAGATGTCCACCCGGAGTTCTCCGAACGGGAGGCCATCCTGCAGGACATGGCAGACGACGCCGAAACCGATCGGCGTCGTCTGTTCGCTCGAGGCGAGAAGGTGCTGGCGCTGGTCAAGCATGACGGCAACCGCAAGGCTGCGCTCAACGATGCGGCGCAGATCTACGGGGTGACATCCAGGTACTGCGGCCAGCTTGCCCAGGTATTCAAGGTGTTCGGGTGGGAAGGCTTCGCCCCGGACGTTGCCTGGGGGCTGTACCGAGCCTGTGCTGCCACGGAGAAGCCGCACTACTGGCTTGGCCGGGCGCTGCAGAAGGGCTGGAGCCCCCGGGATCTGACCATCGCCTATAAGCAGGAGACGGGCAAGGAGTTGGATCCCGACGCAGTAGGGGTGACGCTGCTGGTGAAGGCTGAGGGCGAGATCACGGTGCTCGAGGACGGCATCCACATCAAGACGAGCGGGACCCCGTCGACAGCGCCGTCCTTCCGCCAGGGCATGAGCGCCAAAGTCAGGATCGAAGGCCGCCCGAAATAGCCACACCTGGCAGTTGGGGTAGGTTACACGCCACAATCTGGACGTTGTGCTGGTGCAGATCTTCGGCTAGATTGACAGCGTGGGTAGGTTGAAGTCCTCCGGTATCAGTGTTGGCTCGGTGCAGCAACGCGCGATGAGCGCCCACCTCATCGCGCGTTGCGATTCATGTGGCGTGTGGAGGCTGCCTGGCGAACCTCCGTTACAAAACAGGCGGTACAACATAGGGCCCTCATATCCTGCCCCTCGGACGATTGGCAGACCGGCCCAATAAAGCCAGAGGCGCGTGGGCTGATAACCTGCGCACTCCCGCAAGGGAGACCGCCCCCTCATGGGTGGCTTGACGGTGGGTAAATCTAGGGGCCTGGCCCTCAGCTTCGAGCTGTAGCCGTCTTGCTGTGGCGCTAACCGGATAGCCGTAAGCCGGTGCTTTCCACAACCCGATGCTTCCGAGGGCATCATCGCGCTTCCCGAACAACAGTACAATCAAGATCAGGAGGAACCCATGACAGAAGATCCGAAGCTCGAGGAAAATGCAGGGGAAGGTAGGTCGGATGAGACTGCGGAAGTCCAGGCTCCCGAAGTCAAAGCCAAGGTCGAAGCGGCACCGTCTCGGAAAGCGCCGGAAGCAGCCAAGCCGAACCTGGAAGCCGAGAACGCTGCCCTCAAGGGACGAATGAATGACATCGGCAAGATCTGCGACGCGAACCGAGGCCAGAGCCTGACCGTGCGGCAGGTCATCATCATGTGCGATCAGATCAAGGCCATCGCAACCGCGTGAACCCCCTCGTCGCTCGGTACGCCGCCATGTGGTGGCTTCACGACATGGCGGCGCCCGAGTTCCAACACAAGTTCGACGACAGCCAGGCGTCTCTGTCTGAGTCCATCGCCCGCCGGCGGCCAAGGCCGCAGAAGGCGCTGGCAATCGGCTTCTGCCTGAGGTTGGAGAGCCTGCTGGTAGCTGACCCAGGGCCTTCGGTGCGCCTCGAGGTCGAGCTTGTTCCTATGGGCCTGCTCGATGAGGCTTGCAAGGTTGTGCCAGGGCTGGCCCGCAGCAATCTGTTGTCCTGGTTCACGGTCATGGACGTGGGGGAGGATCTCATTGTTGTCCGAGTTGGACCTCGAGGCAATCGGAGAGTGGTATGGGAGAACCCGAGTACGTCGAAGGCGTCCGACTCGTCACCCGCGTAGCGGAGGACTTTGACTGGCAGCGGGACGGAGTGATCTACGTCTGGACGGACGGATCCTGCGCACCCAATCCCGGGAACGCCGGCGGGTGGGCCTACCGCATGGAGTTCCTCAAGTACATCGACGAACAGCGCCTGCGCTACGAGACAACCTCCTTCGGATCGAGGCGTGAGCCCACGACCAACAACCGCATGGAGTTGATCGCCGTGATCGAGGCTATGTCCGCAATCAAGGGCACTGGCCGCAAGGTGGTTATCTTCTCCGACTCGCGGTACGTTGTCGGAGGCGCCAATCGCCTGTTCTCTTTCTGGAAGCGGGCCGGCTGGAGCAAGCCAAAGGTCAACGGCGATCTGTGGCTGCAGCTATTCGACCTGTGCGTGAAGCAGGACGTTGCCTTCCAGTGGATCCGCGGCCATAATGGTGACTGGCGCAACGAGCGCGTCGACAGGTTGGCGCAGACGTGCCGCGAAAGGTTGCAAGACAGGGCGAAGTAGGGTGCAGGTTCCGATCAGCTTCGGCACAGAAATATGGTTCGCCGGCAATCCAATGCTGCAGGAAAAGATCTTCCAGGAAATGGCAGTGTGGATTGCCTCGTTCCACGGGAATCAAGTGAGCCTGGTTCAGTCGTTCGCCTACATCAACCTCAACTTCGAAGCCGGCAACGACTATGCCTACTTCCCTGACCTGACCGATCAGCCAAGGAAGAAGATCAAGCATCTGCCTCCGAACACCCACAATCTGCTCCAGTGCCGGATGAACTGATGGTACACATGTTCCGCGTCGGCCCACAGTGGTACAGGGTGGACGGATTGAGCAGGCAGAGCGCCTGTCGATCGCTGCTTGTTAGCTTGTGGGGTTCTACTTGCGCCGTGGCGGAGGCAACGCACGAGGACTGTCCGTTCTGCCTGGCCTCCATGAGCCTGCAGATGCACCATTCCCTGATCGACAAGGGTGAGTGGCGGGGGGTGCCGGAGGAAGACTACATCCACCACCCCGTCAACTGCGTGATGCTGTGCTCGGGCGCCCATGTGTACTTCGGAGACATGTCCGACTTCCGGCTGGCCATGTTCGATCTGCAGTGCAAGCGGTACGGCAGGGCCTATGTGATCGACTATCTCAAGGACGCTCCGGGCAAGCTCAAGCAGCCCGAGTGGTGGGGATCGGTGCATCTGGCCAGGTTCTGAGGTAGAATTGTAAGAGAGAGACCAATGCTACCGATGCCTCCGGGTGGGCCGCCGATGGGAATGGATCAGGGGACGGGTGCTCCGCCCCCTGGCATGGCACCGCCGCTCGAGGGCACCGCCGGCCAACCGCCGGCCATGCCAAGCCCCGCGCAGATGAAGAAAGAACTGGCAACGCAG